TCTGGCCGGAGATCCGTCCGCGGCGTTCGAGCAACTTGATGTCAAAAAATCCTTTGAGATACAAGTAGTCGGTCATCGCCGCGTCGATGTACTTCAGATAGTCCCAATCTTTCAACCACGCCATTATCTCCCTATCATCCTTGAACTCCTTCGTTATCTCGCCATTCTCGAAACGCAGGCTTCGTAGAAAGGGGCCTTCGCCGTACAGCAATCCCTTCTGACGTGCAAGAATACCGGGGGCAAGATTGTTTTCGTCCATAAGGTCGCGGATTTGCACCGGCAGGCGGTTGTTGCTGCCATAGGGTACAATCTTTTGTCCACCGACATACTGCGGCATATATTCCCAATTCTCCCGTTCTGCTTGCCATAGAAGAGTGTCGAGGTTGTTCGCTTGAGCCGTTGAGATCGTATAGACACAATCATCGACTGGCAGGGCATATGAAAAATCCGAAATCTGGGTGGCTTTTCCTGTTTTATTCATTGTAAAACTACTTTTTGACCGTTAAAACTCATCAGCAATGGCTGATAAAAGCGCCGGGCTTGGCAGGTGTCGAGGTCAAGATATGCCTCGACGAATTCGGCATCTCGATGGTTCTCCTGTTTTTCACGCTTCAGCAGACGGGCATGCCGAACTTCGATAACTCCCTTGCTTACGCGAGCCGTAGCGTCATAGGACATGAACGTGAAACCGAAGGGAATACCCTCGGCGGACAAGCGGCGCATCTCTTTTATTGCATCCCATAAATCCATAGTACAAAAATAGATCGTACGGAAACGTGTCAAAGGACAAAGGCCCGGCATGTCTGACTGGGATGACGCGGATTGCAAAAAATACGAAATAAAGGTTGAAACGGCTGATTGTAGGGGGAAAACTCCCGATTTTTATAGCTTTTTTCGGACTGTTTTTGTGTTATCCAAGTGATATAGAGAGCTGTTTGCCCGGTTGGATGACGAGCGATTTTTGTTGAGAGGAATTTGAGGCCGTCCCGCCCTATCGACAAGTTGCGATTGCACGGCTCTCGAAAAGGTGATATATGACAAAAAGACCTGCCGGGGTGGGGTTCGGGGCGGGGCCGTTGCTTTCTGTTTGGCTGGAAGCTGCGGCTGGGGGGCAGCCGATCGTGAACCACACGCAGCCGATAAGAGAGGCCGACCCTTTACAGAAGGCCGGCCCGATGTGTGTTATAGGACTGTCAGCGTCGGTAAAGCATAATGTCTGTGTATTTGGAATTGTAGTTCAACTGCGTTCTCATTTCTTTCCGTATGGCGTTGCGGAATGCCTCGGCGATCCACTCGCATAGTTCAATGATTGAGGATTTGTTGGAGGTGAAATAGAAGTAGGATGTGCTTGTGAGCAGGGTCAGCACATCAAGATAGTCGGATAGTCGCCAGTGGCATTTGTATGCCCCGACTTCCGTCGATAGGTAGGGTGGATCGACAAGGAATACAACACCGGGGACATCCTTGTATTGGGTGAACAGCTCCCGATAATCAGCCCGAACGACTTCGATTCCGTCGAGGTACCCTTCGCAATTATAAGGGGCGCGACGGAGATTATTGTACATTCCTTCTGTCTGCAGGCTTGCATAATCCGTAGCGTATTTGGATGAAAACAATAGACCAGACGAAAGTGTGATGTAATCGACAAATCCGTCCTGTTCGGCAGATTGTATAACCTTCAAAATATCTTTCCGTAGATTTTCCGGCAACATCTTGCTTCTTGGATAGTCGCCGACAATTGTGCGAATATCTGCAAGGAGTGCATTTGTCTGGTCAATGTTCTCCAGACGTACATGGTATTCGTCGAAGTCGTTGTAGATAACGCGGGCATCAGGTCGCTCCCGCTTTGTGATATGCGAGAGTAGACCGCTGCCGCCGAAGAGATCCACGAATACCGTAGCATGGTCGAATTCTCGGAGCGCTTTGCGGAACTCGCCGGCGAAGCGTCTCTTCTGCCCCATGAACGGTAGAGGAGCCGATGTGTAATTTTTCATAGTTGTGTGAATTTTCATGCCGCAAAGATTGCATTCAGAATTCACCCTGCTGTCGAAAACGTCGGAATCATACTGAAGGGTCTGTACAGTCTTTTTCGAAGCGGTCTATAATCAGGTATACCTGACGTTCACACACTCCGTATTTTTCGGCCAGAATGGCCGCTATGTAGGTCATTTTACCCCCCCCCTCGCGGAGCTTACGATAGTCCTCATAAAGATCGATGTACTTACAGTCATCCAGCCGGATACCGACGGATGATAAGCGTCGAAGAAGTTCGCGGTTGAACGATATAACCTCATAAAGTTTCATTGCACTCTGTTTTTTATTACCTTTGTCGTCTCACCTGCATACTGAAAGCAAATGCGTCATAGACGCGACGGAAGACTATCCAGCCCTCGGTCGTGCGTTTATGGCGCATGCTTGCGTAAGTATGTAGGTGAGATGACTACTTGCGGCCGGGGGCTTTATTTGTTCCCCCGAAACAGTTTGCAGGTTTGAATATAATGGCTACCTTTGCCATTGCATAGGATTGAGAAATGAGAATTTCTCTATTCCGGCGGAGGCGGAGACGCCTCCGCTTTTTTTATCCGAAAGTCGGTTCGTAGATAATATCACTTCGAGGTGAGCCTTTGACGATCTGGATTAACGGCGGCGTCATCATCAGGTATTTGAAAGAGTCTGATGGATTGGTAGACCGCATCGGCAACTCGGCGACCGGGAGATGCTCCGACCGTTTATCTTTACAGATTTTACCTTTCGAAACCCGTGTCCGGGCATTTTCGAGCGAAGCCTTGAGCGGTTTGCACTGGTATGCATCGATGAGCACCTGCGGCAGATATTTATTGTGCCCTGCCAGCAATTCCTGCATGAAGATATACTCGTCACCCTGCCCGATATTCCCTTGGCCTATAGACATCAACTGCACACTCCAGCCTGTAGGATGCTCGTTGCTGTCGAATTCGATCGCATGTTTGAGCTGCGATGCGGTGTCGGTACCCATTTTCCGATAGTTGTTACCTGCACGATCGTAATACAGCATCACGTATTTGTTCTGGTGGTGCGCGAAATAGGTGACGAATTTGTCTGCCAACTGTCTAATCGACTCTGGGGAAAGGGTATAAATGAACTTCAATACGCGCAGTATCCGCGGTTCTTCTTGAGCAACGCACATCGAACACATATTACCGAAGTCCACGCCGAGCGATAGCGCACGCTGTGGATTGCAATACCGCAAGACACGGCTGTCCTCTTGCTCCAGAAGTCCGAATCGTTCGTAGGCTTCTTCATCGATGCCATCGTAGTAAAAGTGCCGTTCTCCGAGGTTGGCATAAAAACGCTCTCCGCCCTCCAGTGTCGGTTTCATCGAAAGGATTGCGGCCTTGTAGTCGCTGAACTGCTCGGCGAAGGCGTCGTCGAACCATTCGGCAGTCAGAATGTCGACATTGATGTAGCTCGATGCAAGCATAAAGAAGGTCGCGGTTTCCGGTAGTCGGCGCAGCTCTACCCAGCGGCTTCGCCAAAGACGCGCCGTGCGTAGTTTGTTTTTGTACTCACGTTCAGCCTCCGGCGTCCGGGTTCGTTGCCATTCCAATTTCGCGGCAACATATTCATGAAGGGCTTGATTATATACCAGCCCTGCCTGCATGACCAGTGTCAGCCGCTCGGTATTCATTGCCGAGGCTCCTTTCAGTATCCAGTCATATTCCCCGATGTGAGATACATCGGGCATATCCGTGGTGAAAGAGTAGCCACGGTAAAACGGAGAGTTTCCATATTGCACGCTGTACCCGCGGACGGCTTTCATCAGGTTGGCGATCTTCTCTTCCTTGAAATATTTTACCTCGTCTCCAAACACATAGACATACGAGCTGCCGGCCAGTGTCGAAGGTCGATCGAGGGAGCCGAATCGTATGTTTGTACCGGTATGAAAAATGATTGTACGCTTGTAGGATACGAGACGGTTGAAGGGCTTCCAGAAATGCGGTTTGAGCCATGTGGGCAGGTGTTCTTTCTCTTTTTCCGTGTATGTCGGAGGTTCTTTTTCGATTACGTAGTGGACGCCTTCATGCAGTCCTTTGCGTTCGAGGCCCTCAAGCACACCGGGCAGGATATTCGAGGAGAGGTTCGAGAAGGTATCGGCCACCCATACCAAAGGGGCGCCCGGCATGTCGAAGATAATCTCCGCGAGTCGTTCGGCTTGGAAGTCCGTAGTCTTGGCCGAGCCGCGGCCCAAGACAGCGCGGAGTTTTCGTGGCATCAGCAACGATGCCACTTGGGCGTACAGGTTCTGATATTGTACGTCGATGCAGGGGCTATCCCCCGCGTTAATTCTCTTCCTGTGCGACATTGATAATTTCGATAAAATCTACATCTTCGATCCCCGCTTCCATGCGTAGCCGTTTTTTTACGGCATCCGGGGCCAGTACGGAATCAATCTGGCGCGATAGCGCGTCTCTGTTTGCCGGTGGCAGGCTGACATCCGAAGAGTCGAGGGATAGAAGACGAATCGGTTTGATATACTGTGACGATGGGAGCTGTTCCGGGTCGGGTTGGTCGAGGCGGAGAATTTTTGCGGCCTTTGCCCTCATGTCTGCCGCCACGGAATAGTCTGCGGCACAGGTTGCTCTTTGGGCGACGATGCTCGACCATGCTTCGAGATCATCGGCGTATTTTTGCCGAAGCGCCTCTTTCGTTACGCGCCGGTTCGAGTAGAAGAGATTCACGGCTTCGTCATAAATATCGACGGCACGGGCATAGGAGAGTTTGAAGGGCGGCTTTGTCAAGAACTTGATGACATTTCGGCGGTCATGTTGTTTGGAGAGTGAGAATACCAGATTCAACAAGTCGATATATAGCTGTTCCTTTGCCGAGAGATCGTCTTCGCAACCTTTGTCGATGTAATCCATGATGCGCTGGTAGGATTGCTCGTCGGTGAATCCTCCGAACACATCCAGCTTTGTCATTTCAAACGAACGGTCTCGTTGTATTTTGTAGAGCTGTGTCGTCGCCGGAATGTTTCCGCCGAGAGCCTCATCCATGAGCTTTATTTCGAGCAGAGCGCGTTTCTGCAAGAGACCACGGGCTATCAGCACGGCAATGCGGCTATTGGGGTCGTTATACTCCTGCGTAAACTGCTCGACGTTCGCGTTGATGCTGCGGGCGATATCTTCCGGCGACCAGCCGAGCGCACCGAGATCGACCAGCATCTGTTCCTCTTCAGGCGCGAGGGTTTCACCGATGGGCTTATGGTCGGGTAGTTCGTTCATATTCTTCGATCATTTTATTGACGGCGGCAAGCTCGCGTTCTTTCGCCTTCAGGCGGTGCTTGCGTTGGATATCCAAATGAGGCTTACTACCGCGGGTAATCTCGTGCTTGATTCGCCAGATGCTGCCTTTGAGATTCTTCTGTTTGGCGACAAGGGCAACCGGCCCCATTTTACGCAGTGTCGCCAGTTCCTGCATCTCTTTGAAGATCGAGTGCCGGCCGAGCAGCGTATGATGCTCGGCGTAGTATGTGAATTCGTAGAGAATTTTTCGATTTTCGGAGAAAGATTTTATAAGACTTTCGGCTGTTGCAAAACATTCGTCCAGTGTGGCACAATCGAATAGCCGCCGATGCGCATCGACGTAATCTCGATAGGCTGTAATTTTGTCGGCTGCCAGAATTTTCAATTCGGGCGGACAATCAGGTTCAGAGAGAAACGCCCATTGTTCTCGGAAGGCTTGCCGGGAGCTGGGCGGGGGAGTCGTGAGTGGAGAAGTCCCCGATACTTTGCACAGTGTGTCGATAAGCAACGATTTGTACCGATCGGGACGCGCTGTTACGAGCCGGGTCAGATGCTCGTTCTTGGCGTAAAGAGAGAGGAGCCGAAGCCCTGCTTGGACTTCGGCTCCGGACTCTAACCACTTTTGAACGGCATTTTGCATTACGACCGGATTTTGGTGAGTAAGGGGGATACGGCATTCCAACCTTCGGCGGATGCTGCAATGAATTTACGCTGACAGAGTCCGGCGATCACGACGTTCTCGCAGGGATTACTCCGCAGGACGAGTGTAACGAAGTTGCCGAAATCATGCGAAACTTCCGTAGCACGGACACCGCGGCGATACTCTTTCGCATAATCCGCGATGAGGGTTTCGTCGTCGGCGTCCTCTTGCATCGTTCCACAAAGTTCGACCAGAGCCACTTTGTTCAGGAGCATCGGCAGGCGTTCTGCGTAGTGTCGGGAACCGTCTTTGCGAACGTATACCTTGAGTTGTGCCAGATCCGCAAAATCCACCGGAGCGACGGGGGCGCAGTTGGCCGGGACAAACACGAATTCGTCGGGGATAGAGGCATCCGCAATCAGTGCGGGAAATTGCTTTGCGAAGGGGGCATCATCGACGAATACAAGCGTACAGTGTTCGGGAGCCGCCTTCTGCCACA